GTCCTTCTGTGTAAAGAACTTTGATTTGGATAGAATAGCTGAATCTTTAATACTACTATTCTTTTTGATTTTATCTAATATACTCATTTATTTTCCTTTTCACGAAATGCTAATTCTGATTCATAATCATACTTAGGTTCTAATTTTTTAGTTGGGACAATACTCTCTTCATGTTTTCCTGGACCTGTTGTTACGATTACCCTTTCAAACTCTTGCGGGTCATTCTCCTCAATTGAAGTAATGTTTTCTTTTTCAATTTCAATCTTATCTTCATCCAGTTTTTTTGATTTAAATCTTATTTTCTGAAACCATTCTTCTGTTTCTTCAACTTCTTCATTGGTGGGTCCTATTACTTCTTCTCTTGGTTTTAAATTAATATTTCCAGCTATCAATAATAACACAGCTAGCGGGTCAAACACAAGCATAATAGCAAAGATTACCATACGCACAGCCTTGTCCAATGCGCCATCACCGTCACCAAAAAATATATCTGCCACATACTTGATTGGGCCAACATCTGCCACAAGTTTATTGGATTCTCTTAACAACGGCAAACGTTTCTTGTTAATATCGGTAAGTTCTCTTTGTGTTGATTGTATTTGATTATCCAATCGATTACTTGCCGTTGATGGATCCTTGGCACGAGCAAGAAGATAATTTAATCTTTCTTCTGCAATCTTTTGTTGTTGATTGAGTGTTTTGAGTTCTACTGTATTTGCGCCAGCATCTAGTGTAGAATCAATGTGTGATTTGGCCAGAAAACCAAAAATTCCCATTGAAGTAATAAGCATTAGGATTACCACAGCAATAGTGAGATATGTTCGTAGAAGTAATGGTGTAATTTTCCAATTACGATATAACCAAGAAGCGGTCACCAGTTTAGAAAATTCTAGTGCCGAACCCATCATAACAACTGGCCAAAAAGCACCAGCAAAGATAAGAGCTAAACCTACTACTGAATAATAGGCAGCAATTCCTGATAATAAAAATGCTGCTAAGAATGTGAAGTATATCATTTTATTTTAAAGTTAGTTTGTCTAATCCATAAGGAGTACCTAAACCAAATACGCCTTTAGGGAAGAAATTGAATGCCAATGAATATCTAGTGCCTTTTGAATACTGTGTTCCAATGCTATGTGAAACGTTTGCTGGAAATAAAACAAGCATGTTATTTTTAGGATTTATAAACCAAGAATTCGAATTGAATATGTTATACTCATTAAAAGGAATTTGAATTACCGGAGGAAAAAGATTCTGGTGAGCTTTGTGGAAATATATTTTACCGGAATTATCATCAACATCCAAGTATAAAACTCCAGATATTAATGAGTTTGCATGGTCATGTTGTACACCATGGTCACCTTCTTCCATTTTAAATATCCATGAGTTCTGCATTTCAAACTGTATGTTTTCATGATTAACACTTAAAACACTATTTGTGTATTCAAACAGTTTATCCATAATACTATTTTTTAAACCAGAAAATTCAGGTTTATCTAGTATGTAAGTTTCCTTACTGACATGACCACTAGTTTTTTCAGAATACTCAATATTTTTTACATATTCTTTAAACTCATTTGGTACAACAATTTCATCCAAAAAGATTGGAACTGGAAACAATCCTAACATTTCACTCATGAAAAGAAATCCTCTAATGTACTTACTTTTTCAGTAGACCATTTCATACAATTTAAAATAACTTTAATTGGTTCTAAGAAAGCCTTTTCAAACTGCAAATCATAATCGATATAATTCTGTAAATCAAACTCTTTTGGTAAACGACCTGGAAATGATATGACAGTATCTTTGAAATGATTAGGCATTTTTAGATAAGTATATTTTAACTTCTCACCTTCTTGAATCAATGGATACTTCTTGGTAAGATTCATTTCTTTAAGTTTGTTGTTATACAGAATGGCACCCTTAACATGAATCGGTGTTCCCAATTTATATAAAGTTGCAGCATCACTATATTTAGCCAAGCCATTACAACCTCTAGGTGATGAAATTTCTTCAGCAGGTAGATTCATAAAATCTTCTTTAGCCTGTTTGATAAAATTATGAATGTCATCTTCAGTACCATTCAACATAATGGTAATTGCTTCTTTCATCTTATCACGAATTGCAGCAGGTGTAGAAGATTTAATCATCTCTAGACCCATCACCTTCATCTGTGGTTCGTTATACTGAACACCTTCATTGTTATACACATTCAAAATGTAACGCTTCTTGGCAGTCCAAATACCTTTATCGGACAAACCTTCTCGTTTCATTTGCATCTTTTGTGAATATGCTTTAACATAGTCTGCAAGTTCTTCATAGGACTTGTCAATAAACGGTTGCAATTTATCATTACAAACTTTGTCCATGAACCTAATGATGACGTTTGGATCATCCACTCGATTATCATAGACTTTTCTAACAAGTCCCGCAAGGCAAAGGTAAATCGAGTCAGTATCGCTCGCAATAACATAGTCATGATCTTTTGTTCCTAATAATTTGTTCATGTACCCGTTAAGTTTATTTTCAATCCAGCGAATACTTAATTGTCCCGCAGTAGTGACCCCAAGTGCCATCCTAAGATCGTAGAAACGGAAATACTGAGAGCCCAAAGCACCATAAGCAGAATTGAGAGATACTTTCTTTGCCAACTGAATATTGTTATACTTAGCAATAAGTTTTTCAATTTCATATTTTTTAGATTCATTAGGTTCATTTTCATATTCCTGTTTTGCAGCCAACATCATTTTTTTAAATTTACTACGATCAGTATACATTTCTTCCATCATAGCAGGTAAGAAACCAACTTTATCTGTGCGGAAGAATTGACCATTTGGAGTTAAAGTTGCGCCTTCCAAAATCGATGTATCTACATCTTTTACCAGCAGTTTATCTACTGATACACCAGCGGATAGAATCGCTCTCATCGATTCTGTATAGTTCTCAGGTTCAATTAAAGTTTCTGGAGAGATATTATATTGCATCATGAGGTGGGGGTAAAGTGAATTTAGGTCAAAGCTGGCAACATAATGGTGCATACCAACTTGCACTTCTTTAACATAGGCACCTTCAAACATTCCATCTTTTTCTTTGATGATTCGTGGAGGAACAATAATGTTTTTCTCAAAAAGATAAGCATACGTCATTGAATCCCACATACGAGTTTGAGCAAAGATATCCTCAAAGTTTGTTTTGGTATCATAGGCCAAGGTTACTCCCAATTCAAGTAACTTTAACTTTTCTTCCAACTTGATAATGAGTTCAACGTCTTTAATGTTATATTCAATAAACTTTTGGAAATTTAATCGATATAGAGAATGAAGATTATCATATTCATCATAGGAGATTTTACCTTCACCCAATTCAACTTGAGCAATAGCATCCAACCGATAGGACTCTTGTGACTTTCCACCAGGAGCATACCATTTATACAGTTCAATATAATCAAGTGATTCAACACCCATCATATTGTAGGCAATCATGGGTCGACCATTGATAACCGTCTTTCGTTCACCAATATAATTCCATGGTGACAATTTCTTGGTTTCATCTACACCAAGAATTTTACGAAAGCGATTGATAATATAAGGTTCATCAAAGAACTTGGTATTCCAACCCGTTAGAATGTCGGGACACTTTTTGGTCCACAAAGCCATAAATTGTTTACATAAGGAATATTCATCCTTACATTTCACATAAATTTCTTTGCCTTGGGTTTCATAGATTCCACAACCAAAAACATACATTGGTCCATTCAAATATTTAATTGCAATTGCTGTGATTGGTTCATTTGCTTTATATGGATCAGGAAAGCCATTTTCAGAACCAACCTCAATATCGATTGCGGCAATTAGAACTTTATCATAATCATAATCAACCATACCTGCATGTTGATCTGCAATATAAGCATATTCAAAACGAGTTTGGCCATAGATTTTTGAGGCATTAGAAACACCATCAAATTGTTTTACGAAATCTCTAGCTGAACGAATATCACCAAAGATTTTTTGGTCAAGATAATCACCATCGAGTGAGGTGAAGGTTGTTTTTCTTTTAGAAGGAATGTAAAGAGAGGGTGAATACTCTACCCTCTGTTTTACTCGTTTACCATCAATAATGCCACGATAAAGTATGTTATTACCGAAACATTGTACATTAGTATAAAAGGAGCTCAAGTTAACCTGTAATCAAAGTTTTTTGTGGAGGAACAATAATACCAGCACCAAAGATTTGATTATAATTAGTAACAAAATCTTCGGCTGGTTCATAAGAGTATACTACATTACGCTTAGCGATGGCAATAATTGCCCCAGATTTTTGTTCACCGTGAAGTGGAAAAGGAGAAAAACCAATACTAGGTTGGCCATCTTTACCACGAACTACTGTAATGCCTACAGGATTCACAAGTACAAATTCCGTTTCAGATTCAGATTCAACTTCACCTAAAACATCTTCTGCTGTGATTAATTTCATTGCTATAATTTTCATATTTTCTCCGAATGGAATGTTGGAGCGGGATAACGGAATCGAACCGATGACAACAGATTGGAAATCTGTAGTTTTACCATTAAACTAATCCCGCATGATGTGATCATTGTACTACAAAAAACTATGTTTGTAAAGCTCTAAGGCCAACGAGTGAGGTTTCGTACCTTTTCTAATTCTCTCTGTCGGTATTGTTCATCTTCAATTCTTTTGAATTCGGCATCTTCATTTTCAGCGTCTTGCTTTTTTACTGGATCCGATTCATCAACACCTTTTGTTTGTATCATCTGCCTCTCCCTGCTTTACGAGTAATAGTAGATTTTGGTGACAAAGGTTTTGTTGCATTCTTATTAGGAATATTAGGAACTCGATTAGTGTTCGCCTTCTTTGGACCAACAGGTTTAACGGGTTTAATCACACTCATATAATCTCCTTATCAATGGTTGCGGAGGATGGAATCGAACCAACGGCCTCTGGATTATGAGTCCAGCGTTCTACCTCTGAACTACTCCGCTATAATATATAGTCATTGTTGAGAATACTGTTGTGTGTTTAAGAACCGTGTAGTAGTTAGACGTTTAAGGTCATCTCTTTCGAGCCTTGCTACCAATTCTCCTGATGTTGGCGTTACGAATCTTCTCAGCATAAGATTCTACCTCGATTAGTGGGTTGCGTTAATCAGGATGGTGGTGATGTTCCCTAACAGTTGGGATTGCTTAATCTTTCTCTCACATTCTCAACAATGCCTTCTGTCCCTAAACAAAAGACCTTGTGTCTTTTTAACTGAGGACGACAATCCTCAAGAACTAAAAACGGTTAGTAATAGAGCGTTCAACTTTCTAAAACTATTTTTCGCCAGTTTGTGCGTAACTTAATAGGGATAATAAGTCATAGGCATGGCACCCCTGTTTTGGCTCCCCGGGAAGGACTTGAACCTCCGACCAAATGATTAACAGTCACCTACTCTACCAACTGAGCTACCAGGGAATTGTTACTTTTCTTTCTTTTGCTTGGCGTAAATTCTATCAAGCATATCCAACAATTCTTTCTTGGTTAATGTTCTACCCCAAGAAGGTGATGTGTTAGATTTTACTTCTTCAACTACCTTTACTTTTTTATTCATACACTCTTGCGAGCAATTGCTTTTTGAATCTTTGGTTTGTGCTTTTTACGAGCACCATCTAACAACTTGGTTAACTGTTCAACATTCAAAGGACCTAATCGTGGTTTACCTGTTTTGGTAAACATTGGACTTGCTTTGCGAGTTCTTTGGTTTGTACCTTTTGTTGCCATGATTAATCCTTTAGAAATTTGGAGCGGTGGTCTGCTTTGCTCAGATAATTCAAGAGGGTATCTCGAATCGTACTATTACACACCGCATATGAAACATAATACACTAATTATACAATAAAGTCAATACTACTTTTGGTATACTTGGTGCCCTCTGTCGGATTCGAACTGACCACCTACGCATTACAAGTGCGTTGCTCTACCAAATGAGCTAAGAGGGCTTGGTGGGCCAAAATAGAATTGAACTATTACTCAACCGATTATGAGTCGGACGCTTTACCATTAAGCTATTGGCCCAAAATTGTATCCTATTATATACAAAACACTATTGAATTGTCAACAATAGGATACAATTTCTTAACCTTTTCGTTACGTCTTACTGCTTTATTACTTTTGCGATGACTCCCTGCTTTTCGAAACAATGCCAATTTGACAAGATAGTTTCGAGGTTGGGTAGTATTTTTCTTTTTCATAATACTCTCCTTAAAAATCTGGTGGGGGATACTGGGATCGAACCAGTCGTGCCAGAGGCGGCGGGTTTACAGCCCGCTGAATCACCATTGATTCTTCTCCCCCAAATTTGGTACTCGATACCAGAATCGAACTGGTCTTGCACGGATGAAAACCGTGTGTCCTAACCGATAGACGAATCGAGTAAAACTTTGTTATTAATACTTTTTGAATCTGTCTAGTAACTCAACAGAAACCATTATACATGAACCACAGGAAACCACAAGCACTATTTTTGGTGCTGTTGTTTCCATACAACTTGGCGTCCCGCTACGGAATCGAACCGCAACTAAGTGGTTTGGAATCACTTGTGCTACCACTACACCAGCAGGCCACATTTTGGCGGAAAGTATTGGGATCGAACCAATGCACCCATTACTGAATGACGGTTTAGCAAACCGCTGCCTTGCCACTCGGCCAACTTTCCATAAATCTGGAGGAAGATGAGAGATTCGAACTCTCGGACCTGTTACAGCCTCTAGTTTTCAAGACTAGTGCAATCGACCACTCTGCCAATCTTCCAAAAACAAAAAACCCTAGAGTATCAGTCTAGGGTTCGTATAAATCTGGTACTACTAAAAATTTACAAACGAACCCCTCTACACCATGCTCCACTCGCTGGTGATGTATAATTGGACGGATTCGTAAATATGTTTTTCATTCTGTTATTATATAGGCTATTTTTTCTATTGTCAATACTTTTTTTAATTATTTCCAACCTAAATCTTCTTTTTGTATTGGTCCATCAGGATTTTGTACACCGTAAAAAACTTCCCAGAGTTTTTCTTTAATGGCAAACTTTGAAAATAATCCAACTTCTGTACCAAACGCTTCTATTTCCCAAGGCTGTTCCCAATAATCAACAACATCAGAATCAACTTTTAATCCTTTCCAACGAGTTAGAGTTTCGTTGGTTTCATTGTACGCATATTGTTTAATATGTACCATTTCATGAGCAAGACATTTAAGTATATCTGCTGCTCCAATGTTTGGATTTATTTCAATTTCAAATTCTCTTGCTTTACGACTTTCGTTATACTCCAGTATTTCAGCATATCCATAAACTGGTATTTTACCATTGAATTTGATTCGTAGGTAGATGTTTTCTAACATCTTTGGTTTCATGAGTTCCTGAGCGTAGAAAATTGCCGCTCTTTTGACATACGGACGGAATAACTTTTTATCGGGACAACCGACTATACTTAACTGCATTTTAGGTCTCTCCTTAGTAAATTGACCCAATAATTGCATTAATCCGTTACAACTCACACTTCTTATTTATCTAATTAGCATCTCGCCAGATTACTTGATGTTTGATTTCACCTGGTGAAAAAAACAACTTTAAAGCACCCAAAACTGTATGTTCCGAGAACTCTTTACAACTAAACACATCAAGGTAAACGTCTCCATTGTGGTCCAAAAAGTGTCCAATGATATTTGATGTTTCAATCAATTGTATCACAGTCCAACCAGCTTTGTCCGTACCATCTGCAAAATGTACTACTTGTGGTTCTCCGTATGGTAACATCTCTATTAATCTTACCAATTCTTTGGTGAAATGTTTAATATATTCTGGATCGGTTGCTTTTTGGATATTACATCCTTTGGCATCGATGATTAAGTGTTTTCCCCATCCTTGCATTGTTCTACCTTTACGTTACACTTTTCGAGAAAATTGATGCCAAAAGTATCTCTATAGCTTTGATTATAATATACTTTATTTATACCAGCCGCATATATCTGTTTGGCGCAATCAATGCAAGGTGCGTGAGTTAGAAACATCGTGGAACCTTCTGTGGACTGATTCGATTTAATGACCTTCATCAAGCAGTTAGCTTCAGAATGAATCACCTCAGGTTTGGTTTTAAGATTACCGGTATGTATAACCTTCATTTCTTCTTCATATAACTGTTCGTATCTAATTTCTTCATATTCACAATTATTATCCCAACCTGAAGGCATTCCATTCCATCCAAAACTAATAATATTACCATCTTTTACCAAGATACTGCCAACTTTTAATCTTCTGGCTTGTGACATTTGAGATACTTGTTGGGTTATACCCATATAAAAATCAAGGTATCTTTTTTTCTTTTCTGGGGCAAAATCTTCCATAATTATATCCTTCTGGTAATTCTTCATTAAATTTAATTGTTTTCGATACTACGCCATTTGTTATCCACTTTGAACCTGAATTTCTTTTATTGGGTAATTGTGCAATTCTTTTTAAATGACCACTTTCAGCATTTCTTTTGCCTTGAACTTTGCCCAATCAAAATTTGTGTCTTTGTGGTAATGAATCCATAACTCGTTGAGCTAGTTTACCACATTTACCATCTTTGTCCATACGAGCAATATCCATTAAAGCGATCCACATAGTTTCATGTTCGTCCCAAACTTCATAATGGTGTTCTCTTAATGTCGGACTTTGTGATAATATAAGTGATAATAATTTTAGAGCAATTCGTGTAAAGATGTCAAACATCTATTTTTTGAATATTTTCATAAAACTAGTAAAGAACCATTTCTGATTTCTTACCAACATATCGTAAACTGCCATCTGTTCATAAACCGAATCTTGAAATCCAGCCATAACCGGATTCTTATCAATTTTAATAGAAGATTGTTTTTCGGTTGGATCAAGTGTAATAACTGTCATGCCGGCTTTGCGAGCAATATGTTGCATTGTTTTGTTTTCGGATAAACAATGCATAAAAATAGTTTCAGCACCTTTCATACGAGCCCAAGTAACTCCACGATTATATAATTCTTGCCCGATTTTCTGGTTACGGTAATCGGGACTAACCGTTAATCCTAGTTCTGCTGTATTTGTTTTATAATCATAATTCACATGACACGTAGCTACAACTTTTCGGCCAAATGTTTCTGGTGATTCAACATCAACAATAAACCACATATTGTTAATACCAAAATCCGTAAAAGAGGATTTCAAATAAGTTTCAATAGCATCATCACTAAGAGAACCACCAAATCGAAGCCGTCTATCATTACCTACAAGGTCTTTAATAAAATGTAGGTTAAGATTTTCTTTATCAATAAAATTATTTAATTTACGAGGAATCATTACCATTCACCATTATCAAACCACAAACGAATTGTAATAGGCAACAATTCAATTACCAAAGCATCTTGTTCCCAAGCTTCATTGGTTTTATTATATTTAAAAGAAATTCTCCAATGAAATGGATTCAACTTCAAAGTAATATTACAACCCGAATACATTAGCCAATCCATCATGATAATCCTTTAAGTGTGTATGTGGTAATTTTATCTTTAATCATTGTAGGAATATCTAGGTATGGCCATTCCAAATAAAATGGACAACCATCTTTCCATTTATTACCATGAAAGAATTTTCTTGCCACGGACATATCATCTTTACTACTAGGATCAAATTGGTGTCTTTGGTACAAATTCATCTGTTGAATTTTGTTCACTTGATAAACTCCATGTTATCTTTTTTCATATAATGTATTTGTTGTAACTTTTGTTCTTGTGGTTGTTTTACTACAGGAATAAATTGAACACCATCAATCTCTTTGGTTTCCCAATTAGTGTAGGTGTAATAGATTTCGTCATGATGCAAACGATTACGCACCTTACGAATTAAAGAGGGTAGTTTTGTTTTCACATTTTTTTTCATAATAATACCATGATATATGAATTGTAGGGACTTGTCAAGAAGTCCCTACATTATTACCAATTAATTAATGGCAATCTTCTTGATGTTATCTTGGGTTTTAACCAATTGTTCTAACCAGACTTTTAACATACCGTTTATCAATTCTGCATTACCAATTTTTACTTGGTCAGCAAGTTTGAATGTATGAGAAAAATCACGATTTGCAATACCTTTGAACATGTATTGACCCTCAGAATCATCTTCTTTGGCAGCACCTTTGATAGTAAGTTTATCACCATCCAAAGTGAGTTCAATATCAGATTTGGCAAAACCAGCAACTGCGATTTCAACAACCCATTTTTCATCGGTTACTTTTTTGATATTATATGGAGGATATTTTTGGATTTGTTTGGAAGCCAATTGATTGAGTTCAGCAATATCATCTAGTATATGGCTAAAACCAATTGAAAATGGATCAAACGTTTTGTGAAATTCTTGTACTGTGAACATATAGTTCTCCTTTATATAAAGCGAGTTTTTCAAAATTGATACCCCGAAGGCGTATCGAAAATCTGGTTACGGTATCCAGCGGCATCGTAATGTCATGCCCGCTTTAAAACACTCCGTACTTAGCGGTCCTAAGGTGAAGTCAAAAAATATTTATAACAGATTTAATATGCTCCTGGTTTTTTACCAATATTATATTTGGGGGTTAATTCCCAATCATCTTTCTCTTTATGTGAAAGAATCTTAATCTGTGATAAAAAGATAGGTACTGGTATTTCAATCTGTTTTGGTGTAACTAATACCACCAAACCCCAATCACTTAGTAGTTTGGCAATGGCATTCCTACGAGATAAATCATTCTCGGAGATGTCAGTTGGCTTACCATCCAAAGCGAATAACTCTTTGAAATGTACAATTGCGTAATGGCCACGCTTATGTAAAATATGACACGACTGGTATAGTATTCTGTCTTTTTTGGATGCTACTCCGATACGAGTAAGAGTTTCACGCACTTTAAGGAAATCATCTTTTTCATTGATTGTTACTTCAATGCCATACCCTAGAAAAATATCAACTTCACTCATTTTTTATCCTTATTATTTTTGTGAAATATTCTTTTGCTCAAATTATTTTTCCATGGCAACATTTGTAGATTATTTTTAGAAGCACAATCTTCAACGGATACACCAGAACAAAAACATTCCGAAACACCTCTTATGTGGTCTAATTGATAACCACCATCAACCCCACATAAAGTCCTTGGGAATTTTTCAGGATTGATTTCATTACTATATTTAGAATATTCCATTTCCGTCAAATAACGGACTTTCCTACAATATTTTTTATACTTATTGGTGTTGTAGTTTCGTTTAATGTTGAATTTTTTAAACCATTGATTTAATGAAGATATATTTTTAATCTGTAAGACTTGAATTATATCCTGGTTACTATAACCATTGTTAACCATTTCTCGCAGATTTTCTTCTTTCAAATCATATTTTCTATTATTACCACCACCTTGTGTTCGCCTCATTAATCCAAAATGGTCTATCCATTTTCTAACTCTTAATTTATTACAACCATAATAGTCACCCAATTCTTGTTGGCTCAAGGTTTCATAAAGTTTAGAAAATTCTTCTTTGTCTGGATATTGATTATATTTAATTTTATTTGTCATATTTGAGCCTTTAAAGTATACCTATATTTATAATAATTATACTTTATAAAGAACTATTTCTTTACTCCACCCTTTTCCACTATATTTTTTATTTCCTCTATTTGTTCGGTAGTAAGAATTCGTAATGCTTCTTTGGCCTTTTCATTGGAATAACCAAAATATTCTTTTACACATTCTATATCTTTGTCAACCTCTGATTTCTGCCACGGTTGGAATTTTCGTTTCATAGATCGTATAGTGTTGAGAAGATACTGGTATTGCATGTCAGGATCAATGGAACAATAAACATTCATTTCATTTACATATAGAATACAATCCATATGATAAGACAAGGAACGATTAACAATATAGGGCTTATAGTCACGATAATCCATTTCGTCAACAAACACATTCTTCTTAGTTTGTAGAATGGATGGTATGATGTCTTTGAATAATTCTACCATATCAATACTCCGATACTGTATATTTTTGCAATTCTTTCATTTCATCATCAGACATCTTCTTAACTGGAACTAGAGCGGATTGTTCACGGTCAATTAAAATCATTTCTCGACCATCTTTGGTTCTGTAGGTTCTTGTAAGAAAATGTTGAGGTTGTACTCTAAAAATCCATCCAGCCCACTTATCCACATGACGTGGAGGTGGAACCGAAACAAAATAAAGAACATCAACAGACCTACATTTACGGAGTTGATTTGGTTTGAATGTAAAGGCATTTTGCATTACAAATGGAACTTGAGTTTTAACCTCAACTTTGTATTGACCATCTACCAATAAATCTTTTTCAGAATCATATTTGTCAACGGAAGTTTTGATTCTGCAACCTTCATC